GCTTCGCTTGCTTTTGGTGGGCTATTTACCGAGCGCCCACAAAGGACCGGCTATATATCGATGGAAACGCTCCAGAGCGGTGAGACGGGAGACAGCGGTTCCGCTTCTGCATGCGGAAGGAAGAGGAGGGGCGAGAAATGCGTAATTTGCGAATTACAACCGGTTACATGCACTTCTGAACTTGCGGGGAGGAGAGGTGTTTTATAAGTGCGGGCGAGAGCGAGATTTGGCAGCGAGGTTGGAAATGACGCATTTTTATCGCCGAAGAACGGGAAATCCGATGTGGGGGCGGGTGACAGTGACGGCTGCCTTTGCGGCCTATGCCGCGTTGGGAGCGGCTTTTGTCACGGAGGCCTGGCCGAGAGGTGGGGGCCGACAAATGATGGTGGGGGTGGGTTTGAGCGGTCTCTGGCTGGTGGTGCTGCTTGGGGGGATTTGGAGGGGTAGGGAATGGGCCAGATTGACGCTGGTGGGCCTGTTGGCGCTTTGGCTGCTAGGGTCCCTGCTGACAGGGCTGGAGATCATCGGCCGAAAGGAGCCGCTGCCATTTCTGGGCAGCGTGGCGTCCGGATTGAATGTGGCCGTTATATTGGTGATGTGCTGGCTCCCGGGAATACGGGCGCTGACAAAGCGGAAGCATCATTTGGATCCTTATTAGGAATGCTGGCCGGGCGTAAGCGGCGAGTCGAGAAGGCGTCGGGCAGATCGCCGGGGATCGATGCGGGGAAAGGCTGCCGGCAAATTCGAACGGATGATGGAGGTTGATTGCGCTAATTCCGGTTTGGGATTTGGGGAGATGAGGCGTCTGAAAGCCTGGAATCCGAGGGAGAAATGGGCGGATTCGAGGGGGACTTTGGGATTGCGAATTTACAAAAAAGTTATGCAATGACATCCCGGATGACGTGCGAGGAGCAGTTGGAAACGGTATGCAGTTTGCATGATTGGGCGAGCTTACGGACGGAATTGCTTTTTATTTACGACCAAGCGGTGCCACCGGCGGGTCTGAGGAGGGAGGGGGCGAGGGTGGGCGAGTTGAGCGCCTGGCTGGTGCGGCGGGGAACGGTGTGGCTGGAGTCTGATGGCGAAGAGGCGCGAGCGGGGGAGGGGGAGTGGGTGATCTGCGATGGGCGGGAGATCCAGCAGGAGATATCGCCAGGAACGGAGCTTCTCTCGATGAGGTTGCTGCATGGATGGCCGGGTGGGGGGCCATTTTTTACCGGAGGGACGGTGCATAGGCTCAAGGCCGGCAGGCATCCCGGGCTGGAGCGATATGCATTGGCGCTCTTGAATTTAGTCGGGAGGGTGCCGATCCGACGATCACGCGAGGATCCGCGAGCGGAGTTTCTCTGGAAGACGCGTTGGACCTACGGGAAATATGTGCAGTATGAGCGGGCGTTGCTGCGTTGGATGCAGGAGTTGGTGCAGTGCGGGGAAAAGGAGGGGTGGCGAATCGGGGTGCCGGAAAAAGCCGACCCGCGGCTGGCCCAGGTTTTCAGGGTGATCGACTCTGAGCCGCCGGGCGGGGCATTTCCGGAGCGAGAGATTGTGCGGCTGGGCGGCTTAAGCATTGGCAGGCTGAACCGGCTCTGCGCGCAAGCTTATGGATTTACGACCTATGGCTATTGGGAGCAGCGGAGGATCGAGCGGGCGAAACTGGCCTTGGAGCAAACGGGGGCAAGAGTCAAAGAGGTGGCGGCGGATATGGGGTTCGTTCAGCTTTCGCATTTTTCGGCGTGGTTCAAGCGCTATGCCGGGGTCTCTCCGAGAGGATATCGAGAGAACTACAAACCAAGGAGCTAGAGTCGGGACGCTGTGGATAAAGGCGTCGCGGAGGCCGCTGGATCCTGGGCCTGGGCGATTGAAGGGAAGGTGGCTCTACTGGTGGCGGGGGTGGCTGGTATTCTGGCATCCGATCGGTCATACACTAGGCGCCAAGGATGCGCAGGCGCAGGTCGCGTTGATCGGGAGGGGGCGGCAAAGATCAATGGGGGCGCTGATGTGGTGGAAAAATAGTCGTGAGATGGGAGCGCGGAGAGTGGACAAAGCGCGGAAAGTCGGATAACCGGGCGGGCGGCATGGCGAAGACGATTTTGATCGGTGATGTGCATAGCTGCAGTGTGGAACTGGAGCGGCTGCTGGATCTGGTTGGACCGGGAGCTGACGACCGGATCATTTTCATGGGGGATTTGGTCAACAAGGGGCCGGATCCGGGAGGAGTGGTGAGGCGGGTGCAACAATTGGGAAGCATTTGCCTGCGGGGAAACCATGAGAACGATCATCTGCGCTGGCGGGCGGGCGCGGGCAAGCCGAAGCTGGAGAGCGAATGGACGCGGGAGATGATGTTGCCGGAGGATTACGAGAGTTATCTTGGAATGGCTGCGAAGATGCCGCTTTATTATGATGCGAAGGAGTTTCTCGCGGTGCATGCGGCAATCAAGGCGGGGGTGCCGATGGCTCTGCAGCCCCCCGATGTTTTAACGGGCGATGACAGCCAGCCGAATAGTTGGAAAGACGGAATTGATATCGGGCGGCCCCTGGTGGTGGGACACAAGCGGTATAGCAAGGATCCGGCGGCCGCATGCGTGGTCCCGGGAAAGTTTTACGGAATCGATACGGCGTGTGTGTATGGCGGAAGCCTGACGGCGCTGGAGATGCCTGGCGGGAAGATTTGGCAGGTGAAGGCTGCGCGAGTTTACGCGCGGGACAAGGGCTGAGAGCGGGGGGGAGAGGCGGATGCGGTCCGGGCTGGAGGTAGGAAATCGCGAAGCCGGGGCGCGGATGTTTTGGAATAATCGCCGAGAGGCAGAAATGTTTTGACTATTATCCCTGATTGCGTTAGCTTGAAGGGAGCATAAGGCAGCCAACTCCTTGAGAGCCTGTCCAAGGCGACCCCAAGAGCACGGGACCCGCAGTGTGCGGAAAATCGGCCGGCAGAGGGGCAAAGCATCAACCACATTCCAGGAGAAGAAACCTATGTCTGCCATGACGCAGATTCCGGAGCATTATGTGACGATGTACGAGAGCAATTGGCTGGCGCTCGTGCAGCAGCAGCAATCCCGGATCAGAAACTATGTGAAGCTCGACACCATTTCGGGCAAGGAAAAAAGATACAGCCAAATCGGCAAGGCGGTAATGAACCTGATCACGACACGGTCGGGTGCGACATCGCCGACGGAGGTGCCGCTGGCCCAGCGATGGGTGCGGCCGCGGGGATACGACACGACGGCGTTGTTTGACGAGTTCGACACGGACTTACTGGGCAGCGTGACGCAGCCGACCGGCGAGACGGTGCAGGCGCAGGCGATGGCCTACGGGCGGACCTGCGACCAAGTGCTGATCGATGCACTGACGGGGACGGCTTATACCGGAGAGACCGGGACAACGGCCACGGATCTGCCGGACACGCAGAAAGTGGACGTGGACTACGTGGAGAGCGGAAACGCGGCGAATTCCGGTCTAACGATTGGAAAATTGCGGCAGGCCAAGTATATCCTCGACCATAACGAGGTGGATGACATGGACCCGCGATTCGTGGTCGTCTCGGCGAAACAGTTGCAGGATCTTCTGCAGACGACTGAGGTGACGAGCCATGATTACAACACGGTGCGGGCCTTGGTGAACGGGCAGATCGATACGTTCCTTGGGTTTAAGTTCATTCGGACCGAACTGCTCGCGCTGAGCGGGACGATTCGGACGGTGATTGCCTATGCGAAGAGCGGGGCGGTGCTGGCGGATGCCGGGCGCAAGGTGCATATGGACGTGCGCGAGGATCTGCGGCATTCGCTGCAAATTCGCACGGTGGCCCAGCTGGGAGCAACCCGGCTCGAAGAGGAGAAGGTTGTCGCGATTGCTTGCGATGAGGCTCCTCCGGAAAGCTAAGAAATAGACTAACTAAGAAAGGAAGACTATGGCTAAATTCTATAGCGATATCGCCACGGCCCAAAACTCCGGCCTGTTGAAGGACCGAGTGAAGGAGGGGGCAAATGTCTCCGGGGGGCTGAAGAGCCTGCAGGCGGCCTATACGCTGGCGGGCTCGGAAGCGGCGAACGATGTGCTTTACCTGGCTAAATTGCCGTCAGGAGCGATGGTGATCCCCTCTCTGTCCAGCGTGTATTGCCCGGATCCCGGGACGACGCTAACGCTGGATGTGGGGGATGAGGCGGATGCCGACCGCTACGCGGACGCGATCGTATTGAGCGCGGGAGGCTCGGTTAAGTTTGACTCGGTGCTTCCGGTGGCGGCAATAACAGCGCCGTATCGGTTGACAGTGGAGGGCTGGGTGCTGGCGACGGTGGCGTCGGCAAGCTCTCTAAGCGCGGTGAAGCTGAACTTCACCATTGTGTACAACCTGCCGAACTAGGCGGGCGCTGACACGCTGCCGCTCTGGAGAATGAGTCCTCCAGGGCGGTAGTAGTCAGCGTGCTGAAGAGGAAGCGCGGAAAATAGCAACGGAAGGAATACTTATGGTGAGTTCGGAGGTAGAGGTGTGCAATCAGGCGTTGGCGCGCTTAGGCGACGAGCGGATCGCGTCGTTGGGAGACGACTCAGCGGCAGCGAATTTTTGCCAGGCGTTATATCCGCAGACGCGCGACGAGGTGCTGCGGTCGCACAATTGGAATTTTGCGATGAAGCGAGCGTGTTTGTGCAGACTGTCGGTAAATCCTTTGTTTGGCTGGAGATACCAGTATGAGCTGCCGGCGGACTTTCTGAGGATGGATATCCTGAATGGGCGGCGGGAGGCAGATGGGAAGGGGCTGTATGAGATTGAGGGGCGCAAGCTGCTGACGAACGAGGGATGTGCGAAGATTCGCTACGTGGCTCGGGTGACGGATTGCACGCTGTATGATTCGCTTTTCGTGGAGGCTTTGGTGGCGAAACTGGCCTTTAAACTGGCGAAGCCGCTGACGGATAGCGAGGGAGTCGCGAGCGCGATGCTGCAGGAATACGAAAGGATCGACGGGCCGCTGGCGAAGCGGGTGGATGCGAATGAGGATCGGGTGCGGGTGGTGCAGCCGTTTGAGGAGTCGGAGCTAGTGAGGAGGCGGTATGGAGGGATGTTTTGACAGATGTGACTGCCCTGAGACTGATAGCGAGGCGTTTTACGGGGTGGAGGGGGAACTGCCGGCGGTCGCGCAAAGGCGGTTGTGGGCGAGTTGGGAGCTCTATGCGCCGGCGGTGCTGGCGGTGATCAAATTTGGTTTCAATCAGGAGTGGGAATTGCTGGGGCCACTAACATGAGCACGACGATTACCGGTGGGCGGTTGGTAATGACTGCGGATGGGACTGGCTACCACGCTGCGCGGCGGACGCTGTCGCCGGCGCCAACCAATGCGACGATGATGTGTTTTTATTTCCGCTGCTGGTTCGACAGCTATACGGCAACGAACGAGGAGAATGCGGTGCGAGGGTGGAACGCAGCTTGGGCATTTGGGTTTAATTTCAACCGAGATTTTCCCGAGGTGGGAAGTTGGGGCGGGTACTTTGGACCGGCAAACATTACGACAAACGCGGGGGACTATGGCTTGGTGAAGAACTGGCGGAATGGACCTGAATTCGGCGATACGGATGGGTATAATCGCTTTTGGTTTGATATTTTGGATGGAGGCGGCGACACGGTTTTTATGTTGGGGAAGAGCGATTCGGGCTACCGGGGGAATTCGGACAACCTGGCCCGGACGGTAACGGTTTTGCCCGGGAATCCCACTCAGGGGGCGGCGTTTACCGGCGTTTGGCTGATTAAGAAGTCCTATAATGCGGGGAGGATATTGATTAGTCTTGGCTATAATTTGGAAGGCTTGGGAAGACAGAAATTTGATGATGCGCGAACGAATGCGGCGACGGTTTGGGCATGCCGCGACGAGGCGGTAACGGATGGCGATCCAGGAACGTGGCGGCTGAACGGGACGATGAATTTCCCGAGGTATTTTCACATTCGGTTTCCCAGTTACACCAGCGGGAAGAAATTTGTGGTGGATCACATGAGGATCGAATATCGGGATTTTAACGAGAAGCTTTTGAGCTTCATCTAGGAGAAAACGAGGAGGAGCGATGGGAAGAGGAGTGGGCGGATGCAGGTGCCCGAAGATCGATGATGGCGAGTTTTACGGATGCACACGGGAATGTTTTGATCGGTGTGGTGATGAATCGGGTCATACGACCTTTGGCCCTCAGAATTCGGGTGTTTTTGGCGAGGGGCCTGGCGGTGAGAATTTCTATTTTTGTAATCGGATCCAGGACAAATTCTCCGACGGCGAAGTGGCGGTTGGGACATTTGAATTTTCGGGCGCGGAAATTCCCTCTTCTTGGACGAGGCAGGCAGCGGATTGGTGGACGGAAAGTGTGCTGGAGTCCGACGGGGAGTGGATTTATCCGACTGGCGGTTACTCGAGCAAGGGATGTGTCTATTTGACGGGAATCGTCGCAAACAATTTCCTAATGACGTTTACGGGAACATTCGATCAGGATGTCGATTGGGGGGATTACGCCCAGGATATTCACTGGTTTTTGACGGCGAGAAATGTCCTTTCGGGGTATTTCACCTTTATTGTTCCGCAAAATCCTGACCTTTCGGACCCGATAAGGCCAGATCAAATCGGTATCGAGAAGATGTGTGAGATTGTCTACTTCGACCAGGCCGACTCTTTATTGGTGAAGAAGGCGGATGACCTCAGTGTAAATGTTGAATACCAGTTTTCGCTAAAGCGCGAGGGGGATATGGTTTCACTGATCACGCCAACGAGCCAAGTTGACTACCCGACTTATCCGAAAATAGGCCCTCTCATGATAGGTTTGGGGTTCTGGAGAGATCTTGGGTATTCTGGCCAGATTCCCAAAGTTAAAAACATTCATATTGAGGTGAAAAACTAATGGGAGCGATCAAGCAGCTTATATCTTCATTTAATGCAGGGGAGCTCTCTCCTTTGCTCGATGCCCGGACTTCCGTCGAGAAGTATCAAAGCGGGTGCCGGACGCTGGAGAATTTTGTCATTTTGCCGTACGGAGGGGTGAACCGGAGGCCCGGGATGGAGTATTTAGGGGCGGCGCGGTCGAATGCCGAAGGTGACGAAGCGCGGCTGATCGGGTTTAATTTTTCCGCTACGACGAGTTTTGTTTTGGAGTTCGGGAGCCAGAATCTTCGCTTCTGGTCGAACGGAGTTGTGGTGCAAAAAAGCGCGGCGGATGACTGGGAAACGGGGACGGACTATAGCGTGGATGATCGGGTGGCCGAGAGCGGAAGGATTTATAGATGCAGTATTGCGCATACGTCGGGAACGTTTTCGACGGATTTGGCGGCGGGGAAATGGACGGATCTCGGCGTCACGGCGACGGAGGATTGGGTGACCGATACCTTGTATAAGGCTGGGGACTATGTCGGGGTGTCGGGAACGGTCTATATCTGTCTGATCGGACATACCTCGGATGATTTTAGTGCGGATTTGGCTGCGGGGAAATGGGAGGCGCATTCGATCCTGGACCTCGTGACACCGTATGGATCCGGGGATTTGCGGGAGATTCAATATGCGCAGGTCAATGACGTGATGTATCTGACACATCCGCTGTATCCAGTGCAGAAGCTGTCGCGTCTGGCGGACGATCATTGGACGCTGGAGGAGGTGGAGTGGGATTGGCCGGCGTTTTTGGACGAGAATACTGAGGATATTAAGATCACGCCATCGGGGCAGACGGGGGATATTGCATTGGTGGCGAGTGCGGATGTTTTCAAGCCTGGTCATGTGGGGGGATATTTTCAGCTTATATATCGAAGGACGTTTAGTTATGTACAGAAGCACTTCGACAATAATGAGACAACAGAGGCCGTCTATGTGATCGGTGGTTGGGAATTGACGACTTACGGGGATTGGGGTGGACGGGTGACGGTTCAACGAAGTTACGATAAAGTCAATTGGGATTCGATTCGTAGTTATACGGTGGAGAAGGACCGGAATATTTCGTCAACTGGAAACGAGCTGAGGCCGGCCTATCTTCGAATGACGGTGGAATTGATTACGGTGCATGAGGCGGACGGGGACGATGATGGACCATGGCCGGAGGCACGGGCGACGTTGGAGGTAGCGGACTCCCGCCAATACGGAGTGGTGAAAATTACTGGGTATACTGACGCGCAACATGTAGATGCGAAAGTGATCTTCGAGCTGTATACGGAAGATACAGATGGATGGGAGGATGCCACGCCGTATTGGAACGAGGGGGCTTGGAATGATTTTCAGGGTTTTCCGCGGACGGTGGCATTTCATCAACAGCGGCTGTATTTTGGGGGGACGAAAAAGAGACCGCAGACGGTGTGGGGGAGTGCGATCGAGGATTTCGAAACATTCCGGGCCGGAACGGAGGCGGACAGTGCGTTAGCCTTTACGATGGCGAGCGGGGAGTCGAATGCGATTCAGTGGATGTGCGCGCAGAGTTCTTTGTTAATTGGCACGGCGGGGAACGAGTGGACGCTGGGGAGCTCGGACAGCACGCAGGCGATCGGGCCGAATACGGTGCAGACGGATCGGCAGGCGAGCTATGGGAGCAAGTATTTGATGCCGCTGGTGGTGAATGATGTGGCGCTCTTTGTGCAACGGCAGGGGAGGAAGATCCGGGAGCTCGTGTATGTGAACGGCGTGGATAAGCAGGGATGGGTGGCTCCAGATTTAACATTGCTGGCGGAACATGTGACGCGTGGGGAAATCGTGGAGTGGGCGATCCAACAGCAGCCAGACACCATTGTTTGGGTGGTGACTGGAGATGGCAGGCTGGTCGGGATGACTTATGAGCGAGACCAGCAAGTGGTGGGATGGCATCGGCATGTGACGAACGGGATCATTGAAAGTGTAGCCACGATCTACGGAGGGAGCGGGTCGGACGAGGTGTGGCTGGCCGTACGGCGAACGGTGGGCGGAGAGCCGAAGCGATTCATCGAGCGGCTGGATCCCTTTTACAGGGATGCGCTGGATGATGGGAATAAGTCCCTGTGGTTCTATGCGGATGCAGGGAAGACGATAATCTTGGAGGAGGGGGCGACGAGCATTCCGGGGTTTGAGCACCTGGCGGGGGAGACGGTAACGGTATTGGCGGATGGCGATGTGCATCCGGAGGTGACGGTGGCGGAGGATGGGACTCTGGAGCTGGAGTATAAGGCCGAAGTGGTGACGGCGGGGATGGG